ACTTGTGGCGTTCCTCCCACTTGTTGGCCAACATGGGCATCACTTGAACACCCTTGATGTGCTCATTGTTCCACATGGTCTGAGCACGGGCACACGCCTTTTCGTAACCAGTCTTGACGTTGGTTCTAGAAACTGCAACCTTTTCAGTTCCCACCATACCAGTACTCTTTACGATGTCAGCGGTTCCATCTCCCAGGTCCTCAATGTGAATGTCAGTGAATCTCTCACGACCGTTTTTGTCTTTTCTGATAAGTCGTTCCATTGTAGTCATATTTAATTTCTCAACTTTAATTAGATGTCCGAAATACCGGTTGTAAATTATGGTAGAATGGAACGACTTAGGCCTCCAGAATTCACATCGGTCCCTATGAATGTGAATACATTTTGTATCGTTTTTATAGTTTTATGTATTTTAGGTCTATATAAGCGTTCCGTCAATATTAGTCAACGCAATCAACAATCTTATATTTGAGACACTTACTGGGGGTGAGGTACAGATCCTTCCTCATGAGACGCTTAAATTTCTTTTCGGGGATTTCAGTCTTGGAGAGGTACATCTTCTTGATTCTCTTCATAAACTTTTCAGATGACTTGAGTTCATGTTTGAGTTCTTGGAAGTTACCCCAAAATTCCGTGGAAATCTGGTGAATGAGGATATAGGCATCCTTACCCATTCGTTTCTCAGAGCCACCGAGTAAGACAAATGTTGCCGCACTACAACACGATCCCTGTGCGATAGTAACGACTTTTACACGAGATTTCTCTAGAACATTCATCATGTTGAAGCCCGAAAATATGTCACCACCCTCACTCATGATGTGGACGCGGATCTCTGGTTCGTATCCGATAAGTTCAGCCTTTTTTTTGAGAAGTTCTATTTCAAGTTTCTTGAAGTTCTCAACAAACTCCATAGCATTATCTCGGTCGATAGTTCCATAAAAGAGAAGCTCGTTTCCCACAACTCGCACACATTCTTCGAGTTCAGTTTCTGTTTCATCCTCGTTCGTAAGCATCTTTCAAGGCTTTCTTTACTCTTGTTACTTCTCTTGATTTTAAGCCATTTCCGACTGCAAGGTGATTTATAACATCAAAATCTTGGGGGGTAATTTTATAATTAAGGAGGGGCTCCAAGTTTCCCTTCTCTGCGTACAACTTTAATAAACACAATTCTTCAATTCCCAATCCATTTGATGATTTTTTGTAAATTTCGTTGACTTTCTGTTTTCGCATCTTATAGTTTCCGTGTTTGGTCCAACAACTTCCCGGTCTAATCTTATCCTTTTTAAGGGGTTCACCTAGAAAAGCTTTGGGTATTGTTAGAGCATGGAGAACAAAGTAAGGCATAAGGTTCCAGTTTCCAGATGAGTAGATATAAGTATCGAAATAGTCTGCATTTGAAAAGGAATGGGAGGTAGTTACAGTGTCTACACCCAGTGAATTTAGGTAATTTTCTTGGAATATATCCCACATGTGGCCATGTTCACTTATACTGTCATATATTTCAATCGGTTTGGGATCACATAGTATCTCGGTTATAAATTCTTTTGGTGTCTGGAACATATCCATTTCATCATAGTCATCTAAATAGGTGAAGAAGTTTCTAATATTTCCTTGTGAACGTACGGCTGCATTGTATGCTTTGGTATCCGAACTATCTGTCAATCTCAACAAAGTTTCAGGTTTGTGTTTTGGAATAAATATAGTCTCGAAGTTTGGGTACATACACATATTTGTTGTCGTTACTATGAGAGATCCGCGTGTAATTGGGACGCCATCCGAAACCTGTTCTATTATTGGTTTAAATATAGGATCGTAATCCTCTATAAATACATTCTTTGTGGTTGATTTAATAAATGGTAAAAAATAACATTTACTTTTCAGATGGTGATTCTGTAGTTCAACATGTAATGTATCTTTCAAGGCTTCTCTAAGAATGTAGGATTTTCCAACTCCAGAGGATCCACATATAAATATATGTTTACCTTCATTTATATACCTACGAACGAGAGCAATTTGTTTATCATGAATTGTCGCTAGGGGTGTGGTATTGTCTTCGACTTTTTTTTGTGGAATTATTTTAATGAAAGAGTCCATCGATGATCTTACTAATCAGGCAATAGATTTGGTGCTCGAGAATGGCGCACTACATAAACGTATCGTAGAACCTTTAAAAAGGAAAATTGTACCATATGTTGCTTGTAGTTTATTGACCAATTTGATCATGGTTATTACTCTGATCTACCTTGCTCGACGTCTGTCTCTTCTTCAGGTTCCCCCTCTGTAGAATCTTCCTCTTCCTCATCCTCATCATCATCACCTAGGGAGGGGCCAAAGAATCCTTCGGGTGGTGGTTCATCTTTTTTTGAAAGGAACTTACCTATTTTTTCAAGGGGTGTTCCCGCAGTCATCGCCTCAATTGGGTCTATCGTCCTAGGTAAAGTGAGTAGTGGAATTGAACGCACATTGAGAATCTCTGGTTTGGTAAATACACTGTCTAGGGGATACTCGTCTTCAAATTGCTTCAATACAGACTTGGGCACCGAGGGTGATTGTTCCAAAAGACGGTCGTACTCCGTTTTACATTCACCGACGAAATCTAAACCCTCCTTGCTACGCTCTCCCCTGTCTAGGGCTAACATAAGACGAATGTTCCTAGAAAGCATACCGAAAGCTAACGCAGCTGTTCTGTGGTTTTCCATGAGTTCATTAATCTTGAGGAATTGGGATATAGTCGCTATGAGCCCCGCAGTTAGGTTTAAACCACCAATTATAGAGGGAGCAAACGACTGCACGTTCTCTGGAAAGGTACCCTGAGCGAAGTTCGCTGTCCCGGTTATAGTAGAAAGTATAATAACTGGTAAAGTGAACCGAATACTGGAACGCCTGTAAATAAAAAATGCACGGTGGTGCATATACCTGTAACACGCAGAGGCTTCACCCCATTGTTTGAGTATATTTTCATGACCGTCTGTCCACGACAGACGCATCTCTTCACGGGAAATCTTTTTTTCTTCCGTCATTATATAATAGATGAATATAATTTTTCTGATTCATCTAATTTTTTTGATTGGTATACTTGTTGTTCCATTTACAAATAATCGCAGAAATCTTGAATTTTATTCCATTCTAATTCCCTTCATATTTTACCACTGGTCAATTAATGATGACACGTGTGCATTGACACAGGCGGAAATGTATTTTTCGGGTAAAGAAAAGGAGGAAACCTTCATGGGTAGGGTTGTTGGACCTATTTATAAAATGAGTGATGATGATGTGGGTAAACTTACCAAAACCCTATTCTTTGTGTTATGGGCCATTGTTCAATATAGATTGGGACACTTCAAAGGGTTTACCCGAGACCTAAGTGAACTAAAGAAATCATTTACTTAACGATAAAATGGATATCAAACTCCATAATGAAATCAATCGTCTCGTGAAAACACGGGAGAATTATCGTCATACGTATATTCAAGAATTGAAAATGATAGAAGAAAAAATTGAATTATCTGATTGTCATATAAAAAAGGATATTCTAGAAAAACAACGAAACATTTATCAAAAGCGCTCAAGTTCCATGGAAAGTACAGTAAAAATGTTAAATAAAAAGATTGAATCAATCGAACGAGTCTTGAGGAGTATTGAAAAAGATAAGGAAAATTTTAAATTCAATATCGAAAAACTCAGGACTGGTATTGTAAATAAGGATACCGGTGAAATTTTCGATATGTTTTCGAGTGTTGTAAATGCGCTTGAAATTCTTAACCACGGGAGAAACGAAATCGATCAAAAAAGTGAACACTCGTCTTAAAATTGTAATACATAAGCATACAGTACGCATCAGCTATATCATGCTTTCTCTCATATGGAATCGTATCCAAATCTATATACTTTCCCATCTTGACAAGAACACGCTCTTTCCGCTCCTCGTAGTTTAGATGCCCCATCCCAAAGTGTGCGTGTATTGTCAGGGGTGAAATCAACAAAACCTTATCCTTGAACATATAGTTGAGTAGAATCTCAATATTCGTAAAGCCTTGGGGTGGTTGTCTCTCTATAAGGATTCTCTCAGCCTTGTCGAACACGTCTTTATGGTCATCTACAAATAAAGGAACTAAGTCAACAAAGTCATTACTGTAAATGTATTTGTAGTCTTCTAAACTTACCTTTTTCATGTACTCAACTTTTATCACCGGTCCATTCCCACACTCAGCGAGGACGAGACCCATATTGTGGAATCCTATATCTATGGCCAAGACCTTCATGTCTTTATGTCAAAGATTTTCTTTAATAATAGTATATGAAGAATAAGACTAAGATTCAAACACTATGGGTGGCTCTCGTCATACTCATCGCCGCTGTAGCATACTTATGGAAGAATCCCCGAGTCATCACGAAACAGGTTTCGAATCCAGCCCCACCTCCACCAATGATTCGGGTCCCCCCTAGACAGACATTCGAACAAAGGCGTGAACCAGAATTTAGGGGTCCTCCAATCAAGGAGTACAAACCCGGACGCATGCAACAA